TTTCTGCGATAGGTGCCATTCTTGCACAAAAGCTCGCCTTGCGTCCAGCGTCAGCCTTTGTCTTGGGGTTTGGTGCTGGTGGTTTTAAGTTTGAATCATTCTTACGGTTGTATTCTGCCCGGCACTTTGCGGTCATTCCCGCGCCCTTCTCGGTCGGGTTGTAATTTTTGCCCTTGCCGGTCGTGGTCTTGGCGATTGGCTTGTCGTGTTTAGCCATTCTCAGCCTCAACGATCATGGCGATGTCGGCTTCCTGAATAATCTGATAATCCTGCCCGTCAACCTCGTGAACCGGCCAATCCAAATAAGTGCCGTTTCCGTACTTTACAAAGTCACCAACCTGCGCGTCCCGCACCTGTGGGCCAATAGCCACCACAGTGCCTTCGTTAAACTTTTCGTTGTTCGGAACGTACAGAATATCCGACAGGCGGCGCACCACAGGGCGCACCACGACGCGATCACGCAACGGTTTAATGTCCATTTTTTGGCCTTCCTCTTTTTTTCGTTTGCGCCACAGGCTCATAAGCTACAGGCTCATAGACCGGCTCATGGGCAATCAACTGGTGTTCGCCACACCAATCCATTTCGTGCTTGTTTTGAGTTTCGGGAAAACGACGGCACAAGCCCATAACCTGGGCCTGCGTGAAGAAACGGCAGGATTTGCAACGGACATCGCTCATAGGATGCCCGTTGTTTTATTGACAATCACTTCTTCTGGTAGGACGAACGGTCGTGCGTATAGCACACGCCCTTAGAACGGCCACCGTTAAATTCTTTGTTGCTGCCGGTGCCGTCAGCCATGCCCATGCCTACGCCGTTCACAATCTTGCCACGGCGCTCACCCGACGAATCCGAAGCGGACGCGCCACCAGGCGGCTTAGTGCCGGAACCGTAGCCCTTTGGGGTCATTTCTGCGTTGTCTTTCATGATAGTCCTTTCAGTCAAGGAATTTAAGTTTGTACAGCGTCGAATCGATCAATTCTGAGATTTCGTCAATGATATTCTGAATTTCACTGTCTTGGGGTAAATGTTCTCGCGCTTCGTCAACAAATTTTTGCATTTGTTTAAGATAAGCGATCGGGTCTTTGCCTGCGTGGAAATCATCGGGATATTTTTTGATCTTGGTATACCGTCCCTGATAAGCCTCGGCAAAGTTATCTGTCAGCTCAATGATCTGCTCGTAATACCGTCCCAGCGCCTTGTGCGCAGCATAGGAATCAGTGGATAAGTGCATAAAATGCGCCACCGTGCTGCTGTGGAACAGCGTAGCAATAAATTCTGCGGCTTCTTCGTCCATATCAGCCTTAAAAAAAAGACCGGGTTAGCGACCCCGGCCAAAGCAGCGTCCCAACTAGAGGAGCGAAAAGAGACGCTGCCATTCTGTGTCATTAGGCACGGGTACGTCAACTGGCCATAATCCCGCGTCCACCAAGTTCTCAACCGTCTTACGATGCGCCAGCCACCAGGCTTGCTGCCGTTCCTTGCGCGACCATTTGCTGCCCTGATCGATGTCAAAGTGGCACGACGCACATAATGCCGCGATCAAATTGTCATCCGACTTAATCGACCGGCCCTTGCCGCCGCCCCAGTTAGTGTGCGCCGCTTGCACAAAATCATACGACCCGCAGAGCTGACATTCTAGCGTAGCCACCAACCGCAATAGCTTCTGGCTGCGCACATATTTGCGTTTAGGGATACTGATAACGGTCATTTTTATCGTGGTTTTTGTAAATGCTTTCGGATCTACGGTCTAAGCAAGCGGCGCATATCCAGCGTTTCGTATTTCTAAAAGTCCTCATTTCGCCTGTCGCTTCCTCGCGGTGCGCCTGGCAGCTTGTGCAAAACCGGCGCTTTGGTTCAACTTCCATTTTTCCGTTGCTCTCGGTCAAAATAGCCGTTTTCAGCTTCCAGCACCCGAAGATCATTAGCCGCATCCGATACGCCGTGCCAATCCGCACGCGTTACCATCAATTGCAGGTAATCAATCAAAGTTTGTCGCTGCGCTTCGTAGTTATTCATTTCAGGTTCCTCTGCCGGATCATGTCGGCTAGCTCTACTGGCTGTGCTGCGCGGCTAGCTTCTTCGCATAGCTTGGCGCACTCTGTTCGTTCTCGTTTAATCGCCCAGCGCACCGCGTCGCGGGTATCGCTGTGCAGCATGATGGCCGACTTTAGGATTTCGTCGGTATTCATACGCGAAGCATTAAACCTAAAACTTTCGATAAAAACGATTCGCGGCGCTGCTCAATACCCAACAGCACGGCCTGCATAAATTGTTCTTCTTTGCTGAAAAAGTTGGGTCGGAAACATGGTGTGTAATGCGACCCAATCTTGATAGGTTCCTCTTTAATAAATTTCCCATCTCGTAACATCGTCACCTCCATTCAATGCCTTTTTGCGCTGCCCACGCATCTAGCCATTCAATAAACTCGCCAGCATCCTCTACGGAAAACTTGGCGCTCTGAAGCCCTAGTTGTACCACCCGATGCCCGTCTAAGCTCGGCACCACCGACCCGATCCGGCGGTTAGTGTCCGCAGCCCACTGGTCAATCAATAACCGCTTCCAATCCTCCAGCGTCCAGCTCGACCCCGCTTCGCCCATTTGTTTGGCGATGTCGCCAATCATGGCGTGAAACTTGGCATTCTGGTCGAGCGTTCGGGTTAGCGGTCTAACCTCAACTGTAAATTCCTTTCCTACGTCCAACGCTGGCTTTAACTTTGCCCACAGGCGTTCCATAAATACTTTGGCCTGCGTGGTTGAACGTAGCTCAACAATCATATCAATGGTTTAATTGTTGAATACGTTTACCAATCCAGCCCATGACAGGCACAGCCATGCTGTTGCCTAGCGCCTTGTATCGAGGGCCGTCAGGTGACTCTGGCTGCTTGCGCCAAGGGATGTTGGTGTAGTTATCAGGGAAGCCTTGCAGGCGTTCGCACTCCACTGGCGTCAAACGACGCACTGCCATTGATTGAATCAATACGTTTTCACCGCCGGAGTTGCGCCCCTGCGCGAAAGCAACATCACTAACACAGGGATCTTGAGTGCCATGAATAACTGTTGGCTGCGCTACGCCTTGTAATACCATACCAATGTGATCGCCATCTGTTTTATCGGATCGGATCGTCTGCGACGTTGTAGATAGTGTCTGGTTATATCCATCAAACGCCATCGGCTGCGCCAACAACGGCGGGTGCTGACCCTTTGCAAGCGTGAAACATGGATCACCCGGCTGCGGGTTCGATCCGTTCTGCGGTGATGTTATGTTGGTCGTGTCGTAAACAATTGGCTGCGCGATCAAATCGGTCGCATCTTTGTAATCACGCGCCTTCATCGCACTAGCCGTACCATCATCAACGTATTCACCAAACGCAACCATGCGAGCGGTTACTGGTTGCATATACTCACCAGCGGCTAACTCAACGTCGCTTCCCCAGCCACCGCTATTAGCGCGTGCCTTAAAGGTTCCGGCAACTTTTTGCCCCGCTTCTCGGCTCGGCGCAGGATCCCGGCGCAGGCTTTCTGGCTCAAAAAGAACCTCGGCGGCAGGTCGCCAATCTCCAAAGTATCCGACAACGAACACACGACGGCGGCGCTGTGCCACTCCGAAGTACTGAGCGTCAAGCACTCGGTATGCGAACCCATACCCGAGTTCTGCCAGCGCCCCGACGAAGGAACCAAAGTCCCGCCCGCCGTTTGAACTGAGGACACCCGGCACGTTTTCCCATACGCACCACTTGGGTCTAAAGTGGTCAAGAATCCCGCAATAGACAAGGGCAAGGTTGCCCCTTGGGTCTGCGAGTCCTTTGCGAAGTCCGGCGACGGAAAAAGATTGGCAAGGGGTTCCACCGACCAGAAGGTCAATTGTTCCAAAATCCCACTCCTTGTAATTGCTCATATCGCCAAAGTTTTTAACAGTTGGGTAATGATGCGCCAGCACAGCCGAAGGAAAAGGCTCAATTTCTGCAAAGCCTGCTGGCTCCCAGCCAAGTTGGTGCCACCCAACCGTTGCAGCTTCAATCCCTGAACATACCGATAGGTATCTCATAATTTCAATAATTTAAGTGCATCTTCCACTGATTCCACCACCGCTAGCGGTCCACCGTTCCAGTTGTAGTGCCAGATTACCTGCGCTGGGTTTAGCTTTTTTTCGCTTGGCGACGCTTCACCGTTTTTGATCTCGACCAAAAATGTTTGTTTCCTGAATCCGACCAGTAAATCCGGCACGCCGCTACCGACCGTAGCCAAACTCTGAACCGTTGCGCCAGCAGCCCTAAGTGCCTGGACAATATCTTCATGGTTTTTGTCTACTCTTGCTGCTCTGCGCATTCATGTCACCAATTAAAATTTCGACTGCCTTCTGCCCACGCTTGGCGGCAATCTGACGCTTCGTTTCTTCCCACCACGTTACCGCCGCTTTCGCGCCGTGTTCCTTTTTATGCAATTTGTACTGTGCTACCCAAAACTTTGCTTCTGTAATTCGCCGCCATTCTTCCGACCAGGTGTATTCACTCATTCGGGTCATCAAGCAACAACACAGCCAACCAGCCAGCAATAAAAAAAACAACACCAGCGCCCATCAAACCACCTGCGACCAGCAAAATAATCTCAGCGAAGGTTACGTTCATCTTCTGCCCTCTGAATCAACATTTTGATTTCAGCCACCGACATACCAAACTTTTCGTGCATATCCAAAATCAACGCCGCCGATACCGCACAGGTGCCATGCCGAAACTTTGAGATCATGCTAGGCGCGCAACCAATCTCACGCGCTAGCTCACAATCGTTGACGCAATGCAACCTGTTGCGCAGATCGTCCATCAGCGCGTGCGGTGGTATTGGATTCTTTCTCATTTTTTCTCCTTATGTCGGTGCGTTTAACGCTGCCTTAGCCATCGACACCTGAACCGGCAAAAGAGATTTATCGCCATGTTCGTGCCGTTCCATAATTTTCTTTGCCCATCGCTTATGGTCAATGTGGCTTGATTCTGACTTATGAACTTGCATCTTTGCAAGATATTTTTGTGCAACTTCAGCAGAAACTTTAACCGGCGGCAAAGAAACCACAGGTTTAGGTATTTCAGGCCATTGCGATTTTTCTAACTCATCACTGAGTGCGCTTTCCCACCGACCTTTAATTTGCGGGTAAGTTGCGTTTTTTATATCAAACGCACCAACGCGCACAGCAGCCCAAAAAATTGCCGGATGGCTCCATACCCCAACCTCGCCTCGATCTCGCGCCATAAGCCCGTTTAATGCCTCTGTGAAGGCTTTTTGAGCGTCTAGCTTTGGGCGGCAAAGATTGATGAACTGCGGCAGGCTCGGTGGCCATTCCAAAGTCATTAGCGCCTGTGCGCCTTTGGTAACTTCCTCGCGGCTTAGTTTGCCCAGCTCTTGCGACCAAAGTGCCTTCACCTGCTCTGGGTCGGTGCCGCGCCACATATCAGCAAACTTGCTGCCATAAAGCGCCGCCATGCGCTCGAACAGTTTCTCGATCCAAGCGGTCGGTAGCGGTTCAGATGTCGATAATTGTGGTGTCATGGCTTTTCTTCCCGGTTAATCCTTCGATGATTTCTCGGCGGCTGCGGTCTTTAGCGCTTTCATACGTCCGCGCCCCCTTTTCATTTCGCACCCACGTTTTCCAAACCCGCGACCAATCCATCTTGACCGCCTTGCTGCCAGCCTGGGCCAGCCAGTAATCGCGGAAATTCTCGGCCACGCGCTGCCATTGCAGATCGGTTCTTTCTTTTTTGCAATAAGCAATATCCTCATCGCTGGGTTCCCAGTTGGCAGGCAAGCGCGTCCCGCGCTGCTTCTCTACTCTTTTTATTGGTTCTTGGTTATTGGTTATTGGTTTATGGTTATTGGTTAGTTGAACGTCCGTTGAACACTCGTTCAACACCTGTTCATCATCTGTTAAACGGCTGTTCTTCCGTTGTTCAGCAGATGCTTTGCCAGCCTTAGATTTTTTATATCGAAATGATCGATATTCTTGAATTTCTTGATCGCAGCGCGTGTGATGCCATCCGTCAGCGCACAAAATAAAAAACGCATCCAACAGCAACTGTGCTGTTTCTATGTCTGTGCCAATTTGAAAAGCAAGGATTTTGGTGTCGGGTTTTAGCGGCTTTTCAGATTCGTAATACATCCAAAGTAAGCGCAAATACGCCATCGTTTGCGCATCGTTTAGTCGCGACGTAGCCCGAATAAAATCACCAATATGATGTTGGTAATAGTGCATTGCATCTCCGCATCACTCCCAAAAAGAAACCAACGGCAGGCGGGGAGTTCGCTTTTCGGCAGAGAGGCCAATCTCTACCTAGCCGGGTTTACGCAATCTTACTAATCTGCGCTGGCCATGTAAAGCCAGAAACACCAAATTAACCAACCCCACCAGGGCGCGTCAGCTCCTAACAGGATCACAAACCCCACAATCAGCGCAAACAGTCTCATAAAAACCATTCCGGCTTCAGCACTTGTAGTTGCCACACGCGCTGTTGCGGCAGTCCCTCGCGCTTCCAGTGGGTAATTGCCTGTCTGGTAACACCCAGCAATACCGCTAGTGCTGTTGCCGAACCAGCAAGTTTGATGGCTTTTTCTGTATCCATGCGCGGATTGTAAATTATTTTTGAGATTCTGTAAAAAATACTTTACCTGACCGCAAAATTGCTTTACTATTTAATCCATGCCGTCACCCGACGGTCTTTTTAGGAGACAGCCATGCGATATACCTCAGAACGCTACGACGATGAAGATCAGCGCCCATACTGGTGTGTAGTTGAATGGACGCACGGTGATAACTTCACTATCGGCAAAACCATCGAACGCTGCACCTGCCAACGGGAAGCGGAATCTTTAGCCCAGGCTTACCAGCTTATCCACGCATTGACACATTAATCCCTCACGGGTCTTTTTAGTAGTTTTTATGTTTATCGACTTCGTTATCCTCCCCTCCGATTTCAACGACACCACGATCACCTTCGTGGCCGAAACCACCGCAGCCAAAGCCCGTTTCGACGGCGCAATCAGCATCCAAGTACGCAAAAGCGCGGCACCCAGCTTGGCCGACCAGCTCGAGGCGCAAGGTTTTACGGTGCGCACAGCATGAACCGCGAACCTAGCGACCTCGTCCTGGCACTGGCGGCAGTCTGTATCGCCGCCGTTCTTTACCCACTGCTGTGGGTAGCAATGGCGATCTTCTAAATGGAACTGCTCAAGTCAACCGCGTTTGTAGTAGCCGTGCCGGTATTTGTAGCTGGATACCTAGCGGTCTGGATGCTCGGCCAAAAGCCAGTTGACCCACTAGTAATCGAGCAACCCATCGAAGAAAAGCCAGCAATGGTAGACGCAGCCGTAACCGTCGAACCCGCCTCAGTAGGGCAGGAAATAATGGTGCAACCATGACACAACAACAATTTTATGAAACCGTTCAGCGACAAGAGGAATATATGGAAACTTTTAGCCAAGTAGCAGCAGCGTTTGTCAAAGCCCAGCGCGAATTCGGCCCTGCGCTTAAATCAGCCACCAACCCGCATTTCCGGTCACGCTACGCCGACCTGTCGGCCTGCGTCGAAGCGGTCATTGATGCGTTAAATAACAACAATATCGCCATGACGCAGCGCACCAGTATGTGCAGCGACGGCATCATTATCGAAACCGTGTTTGTCCACGAAAGCGGTGAGATTATGTCCTGCGGCCAGCTCCACGTTCCGGCCAGCAAGCAAGACCCGCAAGGCTACGGCTCGGCGTTGACCTATGCCCGACGCTATTCGCTGATGGCTGCCTGCGGTATCGCGCCAGAAGATGACGATGGCAACGCTGCCAGCCGCCGCAAACCACTGCCAGACATTACCGACCACCTGTCAGCCATCGATGCCAGCGCCAACAGCGAAGAACTGGCGGTCGTATTTAAGGCTGCAATTGAGGCTTGCGGCGAACACCAGGAATTGCAGGCCAAAGTAATCGCAGCAAAGAAAACCCGTGTCGAACGCGCTAAAAAGGAAAAAGCAAATGGATGAGCAACGTACAGAAGATTGGTTCGCAGCCAGGCTAGGTAAGGTCACCGCGTCTCGCGTGGCCGACGTACTAGCCAAGACCAAAACCGGCTATAGCGCCAGCCGCGCCAATTACCTTACCCAGCTGGTACTGGAACGAATCACCGGCACCAAAGCGGAAGGGTTTACCAGCGCCGCAATGCAATGGGGCATCGATCAGGAACCCTTCGCTAGGGCGGCTTACGAAGCCTCTAAAGGCGTTTTAGTGGATGAAGTGGGTTTCATACCGCACCCAACCATCGAAGCCTCTGGCGCCTCGCCTGACGGCTTGGTGGGCGCTGACGGCATGGTCGAGATTAAATGCCCTGACAGCAAGACCGCGCTGGAATGCTGGCTGTCAGCCGATCCAGTGGAATCCAAGTATTTCACGCAAATGCAGTGGCAAATGGCCTGCGCTGGGCGGTTTTGGTGCGACTACGTTGTATTTGACCCACGGATGCCTGCCAAAGCCCAGCTTTTTGTCTACCGCGTTGAACGCGACGATCAGTGGATCAAAGAAACAGAAATTGAAGTCAAAAAGTTTTTGGCTGAAGTCGATGCCAAAGTTGCAGCACTACGCAAAATCATAGGGGAATAAAATGTCAAAAGTTATCAAAGAAATTAGCTGCATTGTCGGTCAGTACACCAACGCACAGGGCCAACAGAAAAACCGTTACCAGCGGATTGGCTCGGTCATTGCCACGCGCAACGGCGAAATGTTGAAGCTAGATGTAATCCCGCTGAAGGAAGGTGGCTGGGACGGCTGGGCATATATGAACGACCCGAAACCTAAAGAGGGTGGATTGACAGTGCCACAGCGTCAGCCGGTGGATTTTGACGATGACATTCCGGATTTCAACTAATGAACGCCGCTAACTTCGAGAAGTCGGACCGGCTTCAGCGGGTGTACAAACTGCTCAAAAAGGGCGGCGAGTACACCACACTGGATATTATCCAACGCGCAGGGGTCTGCGCAGTCAACAGCATTGTTAGCGAACTACGGCAAGCAGGGTATCAAATCACCTGCCAGCGCCGTGCTGATAAGTGGTTTTATCGCTTGGTTAAGTAGCTCAAGTGGCGGCTATGATGCGGTTGTAAAGCGCCTGACGCGCCTCCAGCCCAATGTAGCCGCCATTTATTTTTTTTGTCATACCTTTAACATCCCCAGCATCGGCAAATGGCGACAAGTTATTTGTTTTCCAAAACCAGCCAGCCGACCGCGCTGCAATCATAGGCTCCAGCAACAAATCAGGATTACCGACCAAATCAATGCCCAGCGCATCACCACAACGTTTGTAGTTATCTTTGCCGGTAAGCTGTTTGGCACCCCTGCCGCGAAATTTCCAGCCCTCGCCTGACTGCGCAGGACCGTTACCCATCCTGCCGCCATACACCAGATTCGCAATCTGTTCTGGCTTATTGGCAATCAATAGGGCCAGCTTGGTCGGTATCAGCGCACCCTTGTCGCCTCGCTTCGGCTTTTTATCTGGACCCAGCTCGGCAAACCTAGTTGGCCAGCAGGCAGCTAAAGTCGCCGCCTTATAGTTTAGGTTTTCGGTCAGCATGGTATAGCCGCCCGATTCGTGCGAAGTCTGCGCCAGAAATGCCGCAACTCGCTGCGGTGTGTTGATCTCGAATTCAACGCACGTTTCGATAATTGGTTGCAGCCATTTTTCTGCGTCTTTTATTTTGGCAGCAACCAGCAAGGGGCTGGATGGTGTCATTTAATGTCTTTCATTTTTTTGTCGGTATCTTCTTGGCTTTTGTTTGATGAACCGTACCAGAAGCGAATCAGGCTGTTGATGGCTGTGCCGATCAAAAACCCCAAAATAATATTGATAAAGTCTCGGTTCTTGTTTTCCACCGGCATGAAGGAAACCATAAAAAAATACAAGAACGAAACAATAGTTATGAACCAACCATAAAGATACACATGGCGGCGAACTAACGGATCAGGTGAATTCATCGCAGCCATTTGCATATCAGTTGCACGCTGGGTAGATTTCTCATCTAGCTCTGCCATAAATTCAGCGTGGCGATTGGCTTCCTCTTGTAGCTTGGCGTTGTATTCCGGCGTGGCTTCGCCCTCCGGCTTCAGTTCCATGCCTAGCT